GTGGAACTCCCATCAAAAAAAACACCGCCCACCTTTTTCTTCGCGAGATCCATCTCTTCTGGGAGACGATCTTGGCGTGAGAAGTTACATCTTTTACAGGCTGCGACCAGATTGTCTGGGTCATCTGAACCGCCCCTAGCTACTGGGATTACATGGTCGCAAGTGTTGGCCTCTTGGCCACACCAGAAACAGATCCAGCCATCACGATTAAGGATTCGTAGCCGTAGCTTCTTCCACTGTGTCGAGTTGCTCTTACGCTGGCTGTGTAGTGTCACTTAGTAGTAGCCCTTCTGCTCATGGAATGCCCAAGCCTTGCAGCTCGTACCATAACGATTCGTAATGTATTTAAGAGTAGCGTCTATCTGACGATAAGGGTCTAGATCTCTGTAATGCTTAGAACGCATCTGGCCTAGTCCGAAGTGACTACCGTTCTTCGCTGTGTATGACCATCGAGATTCTTTAGTAATGATTCTGTTAAAGCACTGGAACTCTTTATAATCAAGAATCCTAGAATGTGCGTAGAGCTTTAGATGATCTACAGAATAGTTCTTAGCTGTTGCTTCTGGAATGCTCGTTATTAAGAGCGATGCCGAAATGGCATAGACCGCCCCTAAACCTATCTTTCGCTCTTGCGAGCTATCCGCCACAGCGGCTCGCTTTAAGCGAAGTGATAGTAGCGCGCGTGTCAAGTAGGGAGCGTAATCTTGGGAGTGTCCCACAGCTTTACTAACAGTGTGGATAAACCCTGTGGATAACTTCATGGCTTACCGCCCCAGCCGTTACCCTTAAACACGATCCCACCAAGAGAATAAATGCGCTTCATTGGGACAGTACAGTTCGGACAGTAAGGATCTCTGGCCAGTGTGTCCTCGATGGGACGCTGTACTTCTAGCTCTTTACTACACACTTCGCACCTGTATTCATAGGTCGCCATTAGCTTCTCCAATTAGTGCCACCGTCATAGTCGAGCAGACACAGCACTGGATCGTCTTTACATTATCTGGAAGATTATCCGTAATCACACGAATCAGCTGTTCGGTGTCCTTCTTACACACTCGGCACTTATAGCGCAGCTTGTCCATAGTTGCTCCCTTTTAGATTTTCGATCGGCTGTAGATTCTTTTGGTCTACCCACCACGTCGGTTGCTTAGAGTTCTTATACTTAGGCCGCTTGGCCATGGCTACAGGTATCCAGCCCGCTAATCTGTAATTCGGGCTAGTGCCTACGACAAGAATCGCTACATCTGTCTGGCGATCATTTTCGTAGATGATGAGCTGACCAGATTCGTAACGTGTCCACTTTACTTCGATAAAGCTTCCGACATCGGCCGTCTTCTTAAACTGAGAAGCCCGGGGATCGAAGTCGATGTAACCAAGATAACGAGCGACCAAGATCTCGGCGACTATTGACTCGGCCACTTGCGCGACGTAATCATGAAAGCCGAGCTGTCTGTCGTAGCGGCTTTTGTCGTCTGCATGACCTTGCACCTGAGCGATTCGTTCCAGAGCTACAGTGTGAGCTAAGACCTTATCTTCGATCGTTGGCTTTACCTTCATCTACAGTCACCGCAGAGCCAAGTTAACTTCTCTCCGCCTTGGCCCTTGGTATAACCAAAAGCGTCCAGCTTCTTTAACTTCGCGCAGCTGTCGCACTGTTCGATCTTATACTCGGCGATAACTTCGCCATTCTGTAGAAGCTTGGCTGTCATTGATTGCGGATAGATGATCTCGATTAAGTCGCTCATCGGAAAGTAATCCATAACAGTAGAGCGAAAAGAATTACTTCGACGATGACGACGATCTTTATAAGCTTGGCTTTAGTCATGGCTTAGACCTGTGGCTTCCACTTGCCATCGCTGGCTAAGACGTACCACAGCGGCGAACACTGTGTCGCCTTGGTCTTCTCCACGCAGAACCAGCCGCCCCAAGCTTTACCAGTTTTAGCTTCTCCAGTCTTAAAGATTCGATGTCCATGGCTGCACTGTGGAGCTTCTGGAAGTAACTCTCCGCCCAGCTGCTTAGCGATCTCGTCCATCGATGATCCAAGGCTAGGAATGCCGCTCTGCTCGGCTTCTTCCGCCGTCTTATAGCTTGGTACTTCGCCGAACTTCTGAGTCCAAGGGTCGTAATCGTCCGCCGTTGAGTTAGCCACCTTCGCGCTAATAGTCTCGACCTTCTCCATGTCCTGACGAGTCGGACGCTTATCCGCTCCAAGTAGTAATCCGATAGCTCTACCGATCGCCGATGTAACAGTATCCTCGACGAAGAACTTCTTCATGTTGACGTTATAAGTCGCTACGTTACCGAATGCGTAATCTGTAGCGGACGGATAGAGATCTTCGTACTCGCGGAAGATCTGGGCTTGGATAAGGACGTAACCCTTCTCGGCGTTAAAGTCCACGATGTTCGTCTGGACTCTAGCTGTAGGGTGTGTTAACCATAGTCGGGCAATTCTGGCCGCTACGTCTTCGTAATTGTCTAAGAAGCTCATTAGCGCACTTCCCTAGATGCGTGACGTGATACAGCTCGACCGCGCTTAAAGCCTTCGCGCTGGCCTTCTTTATAACCTACTGAGTAGCTCATGGCTGACCATAAGATTCCAGCTATTAGCATCATTACGATAATCGATAATTCATTCATTACTAGCTCCCGATACTGGGAGCGACGTTCGCGCTCCCTATGTAAAGAGTGAAGTAAGAATGCGCTTAGGTCAAGATTCCCGCGTGGCTGTCGGCGTGTCGATTGGTGTTTTCGGCTTGGACTTTAATCCGTTACCCGCGAGAACTCCGCCAAGTGATCCAGTCAAGAAGATCGAAAGAGTCTTTAGAAGATCAATAAAGGCCGCATCGTTCGGAGCTTGTCCGCCGATCGGCTGGGTAACGAAGATAAGCGCGTAGGTAATTCCAAGGGTGACGATCAAGAAGACAGCGGCTAAAGTTGAGCCGATTATGAGAATGAGAGTTGCGTGGACTTCTTCTGGGCTACGGCGTCGCGCTGGGCTGTGGAGCTTCTTCTCCAAGGACGTCGCTAGTACACGTTCCAGTAGGGACGCACTGTGGCTCTTGGCATTCTGGTCTAGACCAGTTTTCGTATTCTTGGCATTCATAGCGAACCCAGCCCTGATAACCACAGGCAGAAAGCCCGACCGAAAGGACTAAGGCCAGACTTCCCGCCAGTAGTTTCCGAGTCACTTCCCCTGTAACCCGAAAGCTGCATCTTTAGGATTTAGCCAGCGTAGAACTACAGGTAGAACAGCGGCTAGGCCAGCCATTCCGATCGCTTTAGGATCTTGGACGCCAGCCATGTAAACAGCGAGCGAAGCAGCTGCGAAGCTACGCGCCCAGCTTGCGAGTAACGGCTTTAAGTTTGCCATTAGTTTTCTCCTTCTTCGGCTTCGTTGCCGATTGAGTAGGTACTTCGACGATCGGATAATCGCCAGCATAGGCCACGAACTTAGGACGTCCGAAGCCTACGATCTCTTTACCGCTCCCGAATGCCCGCTCTTTAATCATTACCATTCCGCCGTTACGCTGATCGCCCGTTCCCGATGTATTACCTTCGATCGTGATAACAGTCTTCGCCTTAACTCCGACGACTATTCCGATGTGGCTAATACGGTCGACGCCATCATGCGGAAAGTCCATGAACGCAAGATCGCCGATCTTAGGCTCTACGGTTACGAACCGATTTACTTCTTTAAGCTTATGCGCTCCCGCAGCTGTTGAGACCATCGATGGCAGCTTTACACCCGCTTCATGGAAGCACCAATTAACGAAAGATCCGCACCATGGCAGACCGTCCGCCTTAGTGAACTTTCCGTACTTCGTAAGATTGTCGCCTTCTTCGATCGTTCCGACTTCGAGAAGTGCTACTTCGACGACTGCCGCAGCTGTTCCGATTGGGTAAGTCATTTTCCTAATTTCATTCCTTCGGGTAATGGCTTCGAGTAGTTCCACTCTTTAACATAATTAATACCATCGCCATCATCGCCGAGAATGATTACTCCATTAAAAAACTCGTCTTTTTCGGGTGTGATTGTTAATTCTGGATAGACTGCGATTATTTCTTCATAAAGTGACATTTGTTAAGCTCCTAACCATTGGCACGCGAACACTGTGGGACGGTCATTCTGTGCAGTGCTGTCTACTTGTACGCCCCCGCTGCTGTATTGCGAAATCTCGACATAATCGCCCACAGCTAAATCCATTATAAGGGTATTAGAACTGCAGCCCGCGCCTGATTGCGCACTTTTACCGCTTGGGAATGTGTTGTAATTTGCGCCATTCTTTTTAATTGCGCTCGTGTGTGTTTGATCACCGTTGTTCGTTGATAATTGCGCCGTAATTAAATACTTTCCAGCGTAGCCAGTTGGAATAGTTATTCTGCTTGTATTTGTTGAGTTATCATGGAAGCCATTCGTGTCGATGTCTTCGGCTGTAAATGTAATTACTGTGTAAGTCGCCGCGCTTGTCGTTTGTGCAGCTGTTTTTCTTAACGAACAGCCGACGAAAGTCGGTGAAACACTAGACCACTTTAATCCCGTTGCAGCTGTCGAATCGGCTGTTAATACTTGACCGTTAGTTCCGACCGCTAATCGCGCTGGAGTATCTGCCGCCGTTGCAGCGATGAGATCACCCTTAGCGTCGACGATTGCGTTCTGAATTGCGTTGGCATCGTCGGAAGTTACCCAGGTAAAGTCCATGTCGGTATTTGAGTTCTTGGACAGAACTTGTCCAGACGTTCCGCCTTTAAGATCTAACAGAGAAGCATCGATAGAATCGCCCAGCGATTCGATAGCAGTAGCTCCGTCCTTTACGAGATCGGTCGAAGTCGGGACAGGCCACCCGAAGTTCGGCGTAGTTGTTGCCATGTTTTCTCCTTTAAGCGACTATAAGAGCGTTTAACCAGATAAGTGTAGGGCTAAGACTGTTCCAAGTTTCGGAAGCCGACACGTCGTTCCAGCGAGCCGCATCAAGTGAATAGGCCAGCGGCGTAACGTAAAGATCAACGGCCAGAGAGTTATAACCAGCTGAAAATCGCCACCCTTCGACAAAGCCTTGGAAGTTCGTTCCCATGTTTATAGGTAAGTCCGTAATGTTTACTGGCATTCCCATAAACACACCGATAAGCGAATCTCTGTCTGAATCCGTCACGTTCGGGCTACCCAGTGGATAGCGAATCGACTCGAAGTTAGCTCTAGGGTAAGCGCGAAGAGCTAGATAGAAGTTAGCTTGGCTGGTCGCGTCTGCGCCGTTCTCCAGTGTCGTGAGAATGTTCTGGGCCAGAGATCCGTAAGTCGCGATAGATGCCGCGTCGCTTGCTGTGTGCTGGTCGCCATTTTTATAAGTGATCGTCACCGAGTTACGAACGTCGCCCGCTCTAATCGATGTCTGTAAACCGCTGGAATAAGCGTCTAAAGCTGATAACTCGACGTAGCCATTCGCAGCTAAATAACTTCCGCGATGCGTACTGTCTGCGTACCCGATTCGGCCCTGTCCGTCCTCGAAAATGTAACCAAGTCCAGAAGTGGCTAAAGCTGCGACTAGAGAATAAGCGTCTGTAATGTTGCTTGCTCTGGACGTTAGTTCGTAATTGCCTGGACGATCGATCTCTCCTAATCCGCTGTTCTCGGCGTTTGCCCATGTAGTCGTCGGATCGTAAGCGGCCCAAGTAAGAGCGGCTGGAACTTCATTCCAAGCTCCGAACAGAATCCCATCGAGTACGTCGTAGATCTGGTCGCCCTCGAAGTCCTTGGCTAAGACGCCTTCTGTTAAGACTTTCGGTAGACGCGAAAGTGCTCCGAGAGCTGTAATAGATGTCGTCTGGACGAGTCCGCCAGTTCCCGATCTTTCCACTGTCGTAAGAATGTCGCTAACGCTGCCGCCGAAGATTGCCACTGGCGTAGCTGTGGAGTTCTGGACGAAGATAGTTATCCCAGAGTTAATCTCTACGGTTATCGGAGAATCGTCGATGTTAAGGATCGATAAACTACAGTAGCCCGCTACCGCTTGCTGATAGATGTCGCGGCGGCCTGATTCGATAGTGAGATTCGCCAGAGTTATGTTCTTATACTCGACTCCATCGATAAGAACGCTCCAGACTGGAGTCCATAGGGTCATACTGCTAAGAACGCTCCCGCGCCAAGAGTGCCGCGCTGTTGAGATTTATTAACTACATCGATGATCGTACGAGCTGCCGATTCTGGATCTCCCACGATTCCCATGTTAACGACTATTCGTTCGGACGTAGATAAACCGCCAGTAGCAGCTAGTCGAGCAGCTGCGGCATCTTCGCGCTCTTTACGGAGTCTCTCGGTTTCGGCCTTTAATTCTTCACGACGTAAGATCGCGGCTTGCATCGCTGGAGAATAAGCTCCAAGCGGCGCGCCTGTAAATGTAGGCGAATCTGGAGTAGGAGCGAAGATCCCAGTAGGCGGCGCAGTCTGGAATCCACCGTCGGGAATCTGACCGGCCGATCCGTCTTCTCCGCCGAAGACTAATCCTTGGCTTTCGCTAGCACCCACGAAAGACGCGTTACTAGCTCCGAATAATCTCGTCACTGGATTATCTTTAATGAGATCGATAACCTTTTTCGCGCCGTTATAGATGTTAGTCAATAGTTGGACGAACTTTCCGAAAGTCGTAACGAGTCCAGCGACTAAAGTTCCAAGTCCTTCGAGTGCTGTCTTAAATGCTCCACCGAGAAGCGGGACTAAATACTTCTTAGTAAAGTCCCAGACCTTTTCTAAGAATCCGTAGAACGGTTCTAGCTCGTCTGAGTTATCAGAGATCGCCTTCTTAATCTTGTCGAATGCAATTTTAAGTCCTTCGAGAATTGGACCGACAATCTTTCCGATCGCTGGGATAATCTCGTTATACAGGAACTTCCACCAAGAAGTTAAGATCGGAAGTAAATCGTCGCGAATAACCTTAAAGATCTGACCGAATGCTGGCCCGAGTGTCTTTCCTAAAGTGTCTGCGAATCCTTGGATCGCTGGGATTCCCTTATCGACGAATCCAGATAGAAGCGGAGTAAGAGCGTCTAAGACGTAAGAACCTACGGTCTCTTTCGCTTCATCGAATGCAACAGTAAGACGAGCCATCTTTCCTTGGAATGTTTCGGCTTGCTTAGAAGCTTGGCCCTCGAAAGTCTTAGAGAGTGCAGCTGCGGCAGCGTCGAAGTTCTTGGACTTAATGATCGAGTCATCAATGCCGACACCCAGCTTTTTTAATGCGCCTAGATTGCCGTCGTAAGCTTTACCAAGAGCTTCGGAGACAGTCTTTAGATCTTTACCTGTTCCCGCTGCGATGTCGAGAGCTAGGCTCTGGAGTTCTTGGGCCTTAGTCGCGTCCTTAGTCGAGCGAATCAACCGATCAAGCGATGGACGAAGCTGGTCGTCGGTAATGCCGTTAGCTAGTGCCGTCTGAGTTATGTAATCTTCGACAGCTTTAATCTGGTCGTCTGTTGCATCTGTGACGTTTTTTAAGGTCGTGGCGAGTTTAGCCTGAGCTGCTTCGTCTTCGATCGCAGACTTAACGCCATCGACGAGAAGAACTCCAGCATAAGCAGCCGCAGCCGCTCCAGCTACAGCGAACGCAGCTCCCGCCTTCTTAGCGAAGCCACCCATCTTAGAGCCGAACCCTTCGACTTCGTTCTGTGCGCCCTTGACGCCCTTCTTTAATTGGTCGAAGTCGGCGTCGAAAGTAATCTTTATCTTCGGAATGCCAGCCATTAGTTCAGCCTCAATTCTTTAGCGATTTGCTGAACCATAAGCGAATACTCGCGAGCTACGACTGGGACATAGAAGTCGACCGCTGGAGCGATCCAGTAGCCGCGCTTATTGTAGGGAGTCTTAAATCTGTTTGTAAATGTTCGACCGATTGAGTCGACGCCGCCATGAGATCCGTATTCTGTTCCCCAGAGCAGCGCGCCAGCTGGCGCAGCTTGACGACGAACCTTCGCGCCTTTACCGCTTTTAGAAGCTTCTCCGCCATAAGGACGACCGACCTTCTTAGGGCCACCGATGTCGACGCGAATAAGACGATCGCGTGGAGACTTGATCGTCTGGACGACTAGTTTCGTCTGTGGAGCTGGAGCAGATAGCCCGCTCATCATGAGCTGACCAGCTAGTCGCTGAGACATAGGCTGCGCCCGATCTCGAACTAGTTGCTGATACTCCACTGGGAATGAACCCAGAAGCCCGAGAAGATTCTTAAACTCGTATGGATCGACAGTAATGGCATAAGTGCCGCGGCCGCTTTTATCTGCCATTCTGCCTCTCCAAGATCTCTATAGCTGTGAGTAAATCTTCCGCCGTCTGCCATTCG